TTCCGTTTACTGCTATGTCTCCTATGAAAGCACTATCACCTTTTACATATAGAGAAGGAAGATAAGATTGTTTTGATTCTGAATTTGGTGGATAAATTGTAACTGTTGCTTTTTGACCTGCAACTGCATCTCCAAAAATTGAAATACCAGGATTAGTTAAGTATCCAGCCTTATTATAAATTGCTGATATGTCACTTAGTTTTGAATAGTCTTTGTATCCAATGTGGAGAGCTATTGTTTGTAGTGAGAGATTTTTTATTGACATAACTATCCGTCGTTTTGATTATAAGAATCAATCTTAGATAAAGATGGAACACTTTCATCATGAAATGGAGTAACCTCTTGATAAAAATCAGGTGCCAAGAACTCATCAAGTCCAGAACTCGTATGAATTACTTCAGATTCACAGTGAATTCCAACAGCACCACCACCATTTATGAATATTTCTTTTGTTGCATCAGCAGTAAAGTCAGCACCTGCAATCATTTCTGTGTCAGCACCTGAAAAAGTTTTAATATTTTTTCCTGCATTTAGATATATGTTACTTGATGCAACCAAAGATATATTTCTACCATTTAATTCGATATCACTTGCCTTTGCTTCAATATGAATTCTTCCATTTTTACAAGATAATACAATCGCATCAGCACCTTCACCAGTTACTTCGCCATTATCTACATCTGCTAGATGACCAGATCTTATCTCAAAAGATCTGTTTGATGCTAATTTTCCCACACCTCCTTTATAGAAATGCAATATCTGTTGTTCATTTGTGGTTAAGGCATATTCAGCATCGTCATGTAAAGAAGTTGGGCCTCCACCAGTAACCTCAAAGGTTGGATATTTTCTACGATAATATTTCTCAAATAAATCTTCTATTTCTTTGAGTTGCTCCTCTGTAAATGCCATTAGTATCCTCCATATCCTCCACCACTGGATGAACTGGTATCAGTTCCAGTTGATGTATCTGTTGATGTATCTGTTGTAGTGGTTGTATCCATCGGTGTGGTCGTAGTTGGAGTTGTTTGTTCTATTACAATGTTTGGAGTTGTATCTACAGGTGTTGATGTTTCTACAACTTCCGTAGTTTGTGGGGTTGCATAACTAGATGTTTGAGATATAGTTGCTGGTTGCCCTAGACTCTCTTCCATTGTATCATAAATTATTGAATCTGACCCACTATGTGTTGCTCCTGTCATTTTTAATCCGTTTGACATCACATGATAAGGCCCAGAATACTCAACACCACTTACATATCCAACCACTTCTTTATTGTCACCAATACAATCAATGACTTGCTCAATACCAATAAGAGGTCTTGCTCTTCTTTCATCAGCACCAGTATCCTCTTTGAACTGACCTTTGAATGACATAATTGGAATTATATTTGCACCAACACCTGTCTTTGTATTTACTATGAGAGTTGGAGCAGTTTTAAATTCTGTGTTAACATTTTCTGGAAAATTAATAATTGCAATTGATCCACCTGGTGTTGTAACAATCGGCATAAACGTTCCATCATCAACACCCTCAAATGATACTGTATCCTCTGGATCATAGTTTGCACCTGGTGTAGTGATATAAACATCTTTAACAGTTCCAACCACACTTGTTCCAATACCTACACTTGGAACTTCATTCAAACAGTAACCATATCCAGTCGAAAGAATTACAGCATCGGTTATGACACCATCTTTGACAATTGCTCTAACATTTGCACCACGTCCATTACCTGTATTGTCAATAATACTTATGCTTGTATTATTCTCATCATATCCACTACCACCATTTATGACTTCAACAGAAAATATTCTTCGATCATTACCGACTACCACAAACAATTCTGCACCTGTTCCAGATCCTATAACTTTAACCTCTGGTGGAATACACAAAGGATAAATGTATCCTGGTTTTACTGGAACGATATCCTCTTGAGATGTTGGATTATTATTCTTTCTATTACATACATCAAACTGGTCATTACCTGCACCAAATAAAGATATCTGATCAATTGCTCTTTCAATTGAACCCATACTTGATCCTGCAGATACTGGTGTATCATTACCAAAGAATTTAGTGATTCCAGTGTCTATTCCAGTGCTTGCATTAGCAAGAGTATTCTTTAATCCACCCAGTGTTCCCACTTTATCCATAAAGTCATCATACTTTTCATTTGATTTCGATAAATTATCATACTTGTTTGATGCCCACTTTGTTGGTTTTGCACATTTCTCTGCGTTACATCCAATAAAATCAAATATTTTTTTTGCTAATCCACTTACACTTCTTAAAACACCCTTCACAGAATTCAGTCCACCAACTAACCAGTTCAATCCACTCATTAGTGTTCCTAACACACCCTCTAAACTATCAAATATCTTTGCAAACATTCCTGCAACGAACTGTTCAATCGCACATAGTGCTCCATTCACAACATTTCCAATCAGGTTTTGAAACATATTACTAATGAATCCACCAAGGTTTCCAAGAACATTTTCAAAGGCACAATAAATTAATCCCATTATACCCTTAAATCCTTTCTTCAATTTTAATTCATCAAAGAAAGAATCAACTCCTTTTGCACCTGCTTTAATTGGGCCCAAAAGTTTTTTAAATTTTTTGTTTAAGTTCTTTAACAGATTGGTTTTAATTGAATTAATAGTTCCCTTCATAATTCCTTGCATTTGTCCTGTGACATATGCTAACTCTGCTTGCATATTAACAATGGAGTTTGTTAATGGATCTATCCATTTATCACCAACATTCTCAAGACCCTGAAGTATTGTTATAAAATCAGTGATCGCTTGTGTGCTTTTTCCAATTACAGAATCATTACAAGGTGTCCAAGCAATCCTTTCTTTTGTATTTTTTCCCTCTGCCCCTTTTTGATTTGCGGAGTCAACTAATTTTCCATTATCATGTGGAATTACTTTTATCTCTTCGTATTTCTGAGTTAATTGACCACCATCAGGATTACGAGCAGATGATCTTAGGTGTGCTTTAAATGGTTTGAAACAACTACTCTTTACATTATCAATTTCTTGATTTGATATTTCATCTTCTACTCTATTAAATTTAGGGAGCAATCCCATGATTACTGGTTGTTGTGCATCATCACCATCCAAAAAGAAACCCATACAGGTTTCACCACCAGCAAGAATCATATTCTCACCAAGACCTGCTTGACCAGATCCTGAGTGAGTTGGTATCATTACTTCTGCCCACGGTAAATCCTCATCAGGAAGTTCAATTCCTTGACAATCAAAAGGATGGTATCCAATAATACGAACCTTAACTCGATTATGTTTGTATCCATTCAAAGATTGGTTGACATTTATATTCCTCCAAGATTTTGGAGGAGCAATCTGGCCAATCCACCAATTAAATCCATCCTTTCCTACAAAATTTGTTTTACCTAAAGCAGCAACCTGATCAATCATTAGTCGTCATATACTAAGCACTCTGGTTCATCAGGATGCATTTCACAGAATAATTCTAACACATTAGGGTCGTGATGATCACCTGCTTCTATTTCATCGTGATGATGATCTGCATATACTTCGAGTTCGTGTAACTCTTCAAGCATATGTCTCTTCATTGGTTCAGAAGTAGTCGGATCGGCAAGAACTTCCTTGTCGTGTTCGATATGTTCCTCTATGCTTTTCATTTTTTACCTCCATGTACAGTATGTACATTTATATTTATCCCTCTATTATACATCAAATTAGTAAAATTGGTTTGCTCTAAATTTTCTTTGTTTTTTTCTGTTACTTTCATATGCTTTTTCATCTGTTTGAGGGCCTTGACTATATGTTGGAGTAATTTTTGCATATCCATAAGAATCTCTTACTAAATTGAGTGAACTAAAACTAGCGTTTGGTTGTATATGATGATTTAATCTTGTGACCAAATAGTTTCCACTGGCACTTTGATCAAGATCTGATGATCTTCCCTGATCCATTTCTGGAAATATACAATTAATTAAATCACCCACTTTTATTCTAGTGTTGAGTGGAATTTGTATATCTACAGACTGAGAAAATAATTGATTATATCTTGATGCTGATTTTGCCTGATATGCTTGGTCGATTCCTGAAGTTTGAAATCCATCAGTTCCGATGCCAAGTGTTCCGTGATCCGATACTCTTACAAAAAGTCTACTGTTTAACATTTTTAATTCATTGGAACTCGCTTCTTTCTCATCATCACTACCTAATTGATTTTCTAATCCATTATCACCCAATAATTTATAATCATATACAGAAATAACATGTGATAAAGAATCAAAGAAAACAGTTTTGTTTGCATATTGGCCAACAGTCAATGCCTTACGAATATCAGTCCCTCTATTAACATGAAAATAATTTATTTTAAAATTTTCTTCGGTTTTGTATAAGTTTCCAACTGAACCCTTTCCTTGATGCACATAAGGCCCATGAATCTCATCACCTTTTATTTTTGCATCTGCACTTTCATTGCCTTTTCTAGTTCGAGAAACTAGATTTTCTATACTCCTAAAATTAAATCCTCTTTGATTTTCAAAAAACAAATATCCTGCAGTTCCAACTGCTTTTGCTTGTTGACCCTCTCCAGATACTCCTTGTTTTGATCCTGAAATTGCCTTCGGACATAACCAAGAGATAGTATGAAAAGGTTTCTTTGTGTTACCAATAAATGAATATGAATTTGTTGTTTTATCTATCTTATCAATTTTATCTGGATCTATTTGCATGGTATTAGTTAGTATGTCTCTTACGTGGGAATCAATAGTTGCTGGTTTATATTTCTTCATACATCTTGAAGTTTCATTTGTAAAAAATTCTGGAGATGTTATCTTTAATGTAAATGACTGTGCCATTGATGGTTGATCTAAATTTTCTAATTTATAAACATATAACTCACCAGAACCAGGAACAATCCCTTGATTCTTTTCTATAGTTCCAAACTTAAGAGTGCCAGATAAAGTTTCCACTTCCATTGCAATCATCTCACCACCACGAATTGGTAATCTACTTACAAAATTAAAAGAAGAACTTATCTTCATATTCATACTGATGGTTGGACTCATTATATTTTCAAAGTATTCAATGTATTGAAGATGACCAGTGAGATCAACTGCGTTTCCACCAATTGGTTGAATGATAACGTAATTATATTTGAGTGCCTGAGATGCTAGTGCCATTATTGATTAAGTTTATGTAAAAGAATATCAGTTCCTACACTATTTAATGGTTCAAAAGGAACAAAACTTATTTCGTCCCCACCTTTTTTAATAGGTATAGTGCTGTTTACTTGATTTTCTTGTTTATTTTCAGGAACTACTATTATATTATTTCCACTTTGATTATCTGCTTGTTGTTTTAATTGTTTAATTTCTTCATTCATTAAAAATTTTTTTATTCTAATTTTTTCATTTGAAGATTGACTTTGAAATAATCTTAATTTAGATGGATCATCTTTAAATATCTCATTATTAATATGAACTCCTAAATCATAAAGATTAAGTATAATATTATCTTTGAAATTTACAATACTTTTACCTTCTTGGTATCCCTCATATGCAGTTAATACAAAGGATATAAATTTTGGAATGGGATGATTGAAAAACATTCCTGCCTTCGAAAATAATTTTCCCTTAGTAGGAAGTTTTAATATAGTATCCCTAGTTACCTTTGAATCAAATATTTTTGCAAATGCACCTTTCTTAAAAGTATTCTTACTCATCATTGGATTATCTGCCACATTAAATCTTTTAAATGGATTTCGTTTTGAAAAATCAAATACACCAGGTCTTGTTGATTTAAATTTAGTTGATAATCGACCACCAGAATTTCTTCTTATATCCTCTAATCGTTTAGTTAACCTGTCTATTGTCGATGGATTCCTTGTCCTTGCCAATCTCTTTTCAATCCTTCTTACTTCATCATAAACAGATTTAGGTATATTAGCACTAGGATCAAAACCAAACTTTTTGTTAATTGACGTTCAGTGTTGCTTGGATCAAAACTACCAGATTCAAATCTTGCATCTCCTTGACCATATTTAAATCCCGTTCCTCTGGTGCCACCAAAGTCAGGCCTACGGGTAACTTCTGTGATTCTTTTTTGAGTTCTTACAAGAGGTTTTCTTTTTTTTCCCGATTCACCAATCGCTTGAGTTACTAATTGTTTTTTAAAAACTTTTTTTCCTCTAACCTTTCTCTTAACTTGTTGTCTTGCTTCGGTTTTTTTTGTTTCTTTACCTCTACGAAATTCTAATACTCCGCTTCTTGTTATTGGAGTTTTAGGTTTTTTTAATCTAGATCCAAATTTTTTTGGTTTTGGAGGCCCAAGTTTTGGCCCTTTAAAATTATCAGGAAAATTTTTCCTTCCAATTGCAAATGGAAAAACATCTGAATCCTCTCCAGTTCTTTTTCCTTTTAATTTAGAACCAAACAATCCACCAATACTTAATAATCCAAATCCACCTACACCAACTTTTAAAAGATTTTTGAATTTATCTTCTTTTGGTGCTACTATCCCTTTTAATTCTTCTGTTTGTTTCTTTATAAAGTTTCTAAATTTTTTGTAATCAGATTTTCTTTGAAACTTTAATGACTCAATCGGTGATCTCCTCTTTTTTGGTTCAAATTTTTCCATAACTATACTATATTAAAACTTGCCATGTTAATTGGTGCGATGAAATTATCAATATCAAAATTAGGATGAAGTTTCATACTAGGGCCAGATGAGAGTCCACCTGTGTCATTTCTCACTAAAGTTTCATTAGAATTTTTACCCATTGGTAGAACTGACACATTATTTCCACCCCCAAAAGTTCTATTAATAGCACCTGCAGCACCACCTTGATCAACGTTTACACCAAATATTTTTTTATTTGCAGGTTTTATGCTAGATGAGGTTGGAGTTAATTTTTTTAGAAATTCTTCTTTTTCATCCTTTTCTAACTTACCCAAAGGATCATCACCAAATGTTTCCAAATATCTAAGTACATCATTTGCTTGTATTAATTGATCATCACTAAGTTTATCTCCCTTCTCAATTTCTTGTTCATACAATAATCTTGCTTTGTCTATGTCTCCTCTATCAGCAACAGTTCCCAAAAGTTCCCTTATTGTATCCAACTTTTGCTCTGGATTCAATTCTTGATAAGATTTTTGGCCAAAAGAAGCAACTGTCGGTGCTTCGGATTCTACAACTGCACTTGCTAATTTACCAGGAAAATCAAGGAGACCACGGAAAAAACCTTTTTCTACAAGATCTAATTTTCCAGTTTGTAATTGTTTTATTCGAGCATCATATGCTTTTAATGTTTCTCTATAATTTCTATCATCTTTGTTATTTTTTTCATACTCACTTCTCAGTGTCTGTAAAAATTGAATTTCTTTTTGATTTGCATCGATCACTGCCTGTTGTCTGTCATCATTTATATCAGATTCAATTGTTTCTTCAATTCTAGCATCACTACTTTCTTTAATACTTTGAAATTCTTGAGAAGTTCTTCTATCAAGAAAGAAATCACCTACAACTTCTCGAACAAATTGTGAAAATCCAGATGCCTTATCTTTAACAAAAGATATAATATCCCCTCCGAATGTTGATAACAATGCACCGATACCACCAACAGCAACAATTCCTAAGATACCTTTTAGTAGGGGTATTCCAAGTAGAGTAAAAATTGGGAGTGCTGCTGCTGCACCACCAATTAATTTTCCTACAAATCCAAATACACCTGCACCTTTAGTCACTGATTCTTTCAAAGCTTTAGCAATACCAAAAGTAGATCCAACTGAATCTTTAATGGTCTTCATGCTTTTCTTTAGATCTTTATTTACTCTTCTAGATCCAAAAAATCC